CTCGTTCATGCCGAGTTTTTCAATAAGAGCAGCTGCATCACCACGGAATGACTTGATTTCCTTATCATCTGTATCTGTACCGCCACCTCCACTACCATCAGCACCGAGTCGGAGTGATGAAGTTGTGAATGAGCCATCTGGGTTTTGAAGAATCACATCAGCGTACTTCACACCACCTGATGTGCGAGTTGTTGTAGAAAGCACCTTGCCCTCTGGGTTACTCTGAGCGACTGATTTATAGAATCCACTAGGGAGACCAGCTTTGAGCTCGAGAGAGGTCATCCGTGCCTCTGTAGCAGGGTCTAGTGTAGCAATATCGAGTCCACCATCTTTAATAGCACCGTACATGATGTTGAGGTTTGAAACTGCTGCTACTCGATCACGTTCCTCGACGGTCATATCAAACTCCTCAAGTCCCTTAAAGATAGAGAACAGCTGCGTGTTGCGAGTGAACTCACGGTTGTATTCTTCCTTTGCTACTGTGTAGTCCATCTGCTTCAAGTTCATCATTGTTTCGATGACATTGTTGGCAGTCTGCAACTGATTTACCGCACGGTTTTTAGCACGACCGATTTCATCAAGACGACGGAACTCCGCTTTTTCAGCTTCACCAACACGTCCCTCGATGACGTTCATGGCGACTGTCTTGCCCTCCTCAGTATCTACACGGTCACGCAAGCGAGCCTGAATATCTTGCTCGAGTGAGTCGTACTCATTGATAGTCCGTTCAAGACCATCAATACCGTACTCCTTACGCATTTTTGTGTACGTAGCTTCAAAGTCTGGTACTTCACCATTGAACTCTGGCACAAGAGATGTGATGCCAGTCTGGTCGTAAAAGTTTTGCAGTAGCTCGGTTGAACGACTTGGTGGAGCATCTGCTGCCTCAGCCTGAGCCATATCTGAATCCTGAGCACCGTTGATGAAAGCATCAGCTGTGTTTGGGTCTGTGACCGCAGATGGTGTTGTTTTAGCACCTGAACGTAGCTTGGTGAGGAGAGAAGTGTTTTGAGCAGCAGATCCAGTGTATTGAGCAGCGTTGGCTACAATCCCTTGCTTTACCGCCAACTGAGCCCGAGCAGAAAATGAAGCGTCGCCACCACTTGATTTGAGATAATCAACAATAGAGTTGCCTGTATACGAAGAAGATGGCGTTGATGACGCTGTTGGAGTGCTTTTGGGTGTTGATGTTGGTGTAGTTTTTGTGTTGGTTTTGGTATTTGTCTTTGTTGGAGTACCGCCAATAACCTTACCTGTACCATCTACCTTTTGCCCTTTTGAGTTGGTAAAACTACCTGATTTAGCGAGCTCAGCCTTTTGCTTTGAGCTCAGCATGTTCGCATTAAAAGTAGACTTTGTGCTGGTTTTTGTGCTTGAGCCAGCTACGTCTTTACCGTTTGGTGTAAGTTTTGTTGCCATGATAATTATTGATTATCTCGCTTGAAGAACTGCATTTGGATGATGCCCCCTGCACGCTGCAAGAGCCATACTCCTAGTCGTCCCATTAGCGGTGGTTTTTGGCGATGTGGAAATACGACAGCGAACTGTCTCACAATACCAGCCTCCTCATAGGTGGTATTTTCAACCTCAAGAATACGCTTGAGCGAATCTTGGAAACTTTCTTTTTTTGTGCTTTTTCTTGCCATACTCTTGTTGTTATTTTACCTTATAAATTACTGTGCGACCGCTTGCTTATCCCCCTAGCTGATCCTCGAGGTCACTCACTCGATGTGACAGCCATGCAATGAGGAGGTAGAGGTCTTGCTTGCTTTCATACTGTCCTACCATTTGTCCCTCAAGAATCTCTTTTGGGTTCATACCAAACGTCGGTAGTCGCTTCGGTGGTTGCTTTCTCGGTCGCTTTTTTACTTCGTAATCATCTACAGTGTCGAGAGGGTCAAATGTTTCTGGGTCAAAGTCTTTGTCTTCTTTGGGATTGAGCAACTCTTTCATCAACTCTTTGTGAGCAGCTCGACGCTCCTCAAGAGGCAACGTCTTATCACGCACCTTGAGAACTCGATTTTCCTTTTGTTTTTTAGTTAATTTAGCCATATTTTATACTGCTGTTGCGTCAAATTGAAAGTCTGAACCACCAAACTGACATCTGATGCCCTCGTTACCACCACTGTTGTAATAGCGCATCATCCCATCAGATGTTGGGTTTGAGGTCTGTGCTGTTAATCTAAGGTCATCAACAAACAAGTCCTCAAATGGCTGTGAGGTCGATCCGATATTGAGGCTTGTCGTTCCTGCCAAAATATCTTCGTAGGCAATGATACTAGTCTCTGTGATAGTGAGCCTTTCAGCACTATTTGTTCGCAAAAAGATGGCATCCAATACGTTTGTACCTTGAGCATCCAAGATCATAGCGTTACCAGTCAGTGTGGCGATTGTGAAGTTTGTGGTTGTTGGTGTAGAGATATACCCGAGTCGAGTACCGTTAGTGTTGTAGAAAGAGAGGTCGTCACTATCGAGTTTCATACGCAAGTCGTTGCCTGCATCATAAATGCGGATGTCGTCAGTACTACCGTCAATTTCTACCCGTGAACCTGTTGATGATGTACGGATGAGTGCACCAGTTACCGTACCAGAGGTCACTGAGCCAATGTTGGCACTGATAGCTGACAATGAAGACACGTTGATATACCCTGCTGTAATACCACCAAGTCCAATATCATCGAGTGCCCCTCCTGTTGGCACATAGCCTGAAAGCGTAATTGAACTAGCAACCATATTGCCTTGCCAATCGACACTCCACGGAGCTGTTGCAAAGGTTTCTGCTCCTGCCCACATACCGTTGCGGTCTACTCGGAACACTTGAGCACCAAAACCAACACTCAGTTCCTTTACATTGCGAAAGAACTGAGCACCATTGCGCTGTGTATTATCCACCTCATTGAGAGGGATATAGGGGACATTGACGTATGGTTGAATGATTTTAGTTTTAGCCATATTTATTGAACTTCAAACACAATTACTTCGATTTCTGGTGCATTGTTGGCGTTCGGTACCAGCTCGACCTTTGACTGGTACGTAACTGCTTCGCCAACACTTTTTTCAGTGTATTTGGTGAGTCTCTTTTCATCTTTTGTTGAGGTTACTTCTGAACTTAAAGTACCGTGATTGATTTTGTTATAGAACCTGATGTCAGTATTTGCTGGCAACGAACGGTACGCTGCATGAGCCTTACCCCAGACGCTATTAAGCTGGCGATCAGTGTACATGACTCGAGTAAGTAGATACCCAGTCGCTTTTATAGTTAGGCTCATGATGTCCACACCGTATACAGGCGAACCAGTAGTGTCATCCTGCCACGCCACAAGGAATTGGTCGGCTGATACAGGAACAATCGCACCAATTTTTATTTTAGTGAGATTGCCAGTCGAGATTTTGTACTCGAGATTGAGCACGTAGTTATAGTTTCGGTTGGTTCGATGGATTGAGTAAACACCTAGATTGACTCCCTCTCCTGTGACTTGTGAGAGTCCAAAGAGAGGCATACCATTAAAGTTGAAAACTGCGTTAGGGTACACTTTAGCCTTATTTGTAGCCGTAAAATTGCCTTTAATCTTTTTGTATGGCTCAAGTGTTACACCATCGTAGATATAGATATTGCCCTTTGTGCCAGCGTTTACGAGGATCACATTGTCGGCATCAAGAAACGCATTGACTCCCACTTCTGGGATAGGGTCTGAAACAGAGAATGACGGGCTCCAAGTGTTCCAGCGGATAATCTGAGTCTGCATGACGTTTGCACTCACGTAGGTACCGATAATGAGGTCGGTATCAAGGTTCCATAGAGAGCTTACTCGAAGCGGTGACTGAATATCAAGTGCATTGGCACTAAATACACCAGCATCCACCTGAGCAATGCGGTTTCCGTCACCGATGTAAAGAACAAGGTTGAGCTTTTTCATTGGGTGAAAGAGTGCGTCACCAATACCAAAGGTTGCCCAGTTGTCAGCTTGAGTAATAGCTCCACCTGCAGCTGGTACGGCAAACCGTCCGAGGCGGTTCTGCATGGCGTAGTAGATATATCCCTCCTGCTCCTCAGCACTCAAAATAGCTGCAGATCCTGCTGCTGGGGATGCTGTACCACGTTTTGTCCACGTGCCAGCTGCTTCACGCTCGTATATGCCCCCTGCGTCGCCAAAAAGGTACGTAGAGCCGTTTGAACACGAAACACGTGCCTGAATGAACTCAGTGACCGTAGAACCACTATCTTTGACGAGAGCTTGGTTGCACTTAATGATCCCAGACTCCGAGTGGATGTCGAGGTTTACCATCTCAGCGACTGAATTGGGTGCACCAATGTAGTCGCTGTCTGCGATGCCTCCTTGATTTAGATTGCTGAGTAGTACTTCATTTACCATACGCTATTTTTTAGACTTAAAATCTTCAAGCTGGTTAAGCAGTTTTTTGGGTGTCTCAAAGCCCATACGCTGCATATTCTCGAGGATGCTAATAAACTCGGTTGCACCGACAAAAGCAATCATTGTGCCCTGAATCAAATTGAGTGGAATAGTCAAGTCGGCAAAATATCCTGCTGAAATAGCCATAAAATACACCGTTGCTTTGTACAGTGTGCGACTGAACTTACGAGAAGTGATAGCTTGTCCCTCATGGTATGCAGCACCAATCGCAAACACAGCATCAATAATGATTAGACACGCAATAGCAATAAGTGCATCAGTATACAGATTTCCAAAGAGGAAAAATAGTACAGTCAGTAATCCTGCTGAAATAACCTTGAGTGCGTTTGGCTCAAATGTTTGCATTGCTTTTACTACTGCGTATTGAAGTTCGTCCATATTTTATGTGTCATTAGCTGGTGTTCGTGACCAGTCAGAGTCGGTCTGACGTGATCGTACGCCCCAGTCAGAATCTGTTTGTCGAGCTCGTTTTGTCCAAACTCCCCCCACTTTGGCTAAAGTTGGTAGCGACAATGTGAGTATCTGAGTAGCTACTGAGATAATAATACTACGCTGTGCTGTGATAACAGGCGTAGCTATCGACAGTGTCGCTGTTTGTGCTTCTGGTGATACCGTTACACCAGTACCCAGACTGATCGAGGCAGCTGGTGTACTGAGTGTGAGAGTTTGTGGTGATGGAGAAAATACCGTATCAAGAAGAATTGCGTACGCTGGTACTGAGAGTGTAAATGACTGTGCTGCGACCGCTACGCTGACATTTCCACCTGCGTCAACGGTATAGGCTGGGATGCTTGCCACAATCGATTGTGGTGACACTGAGACCGTCTTAGGGAGCCGTACTGTGTACGCTGGGATAGATGCGGTTAGAGCTTGAGCAGCTGGCGATTGTGTAACCCCTTTCTTTACTGAATATGCAGGGATTGAAGCAGTAATTGACTGTGCTACTGGGTTAACAGTTATGCTGGTTGATGGAGCAGCGTGTTCAACAACAAGTTTGGGGTCTAAAGATGTCCCCGATTCATTAGCAACGTAAATACGCATGTAATTGTTGCCTGTAGGAGTTACGTTATTTATGTCGTTTATAGTGCGTATTCCGACTGGTGTCGTGCCAGTCTTATTGATAGCAGCAATCCCTGTTCCATTAAGAGTAATGTCATTAAAGACACCAGCGGTAGAGGAGAATGACGCTAGTGTTTTTGTTCCCCAGCTAGTCGAACCAAACAGGTCAAAGTCGCCAACGACTGGTGGATTTGAACCAGTAAACTCAACAAGTTCAATGGAATCTGAGTTGACTGAGACGCTAGCTGCGAGCGATGCCACAGAGAATGTGGCAGAGCTAATGGTGTCGGTGTCGGGAATACTGCTGGTATCAAAATAGGTGATGTAGCGACGGACATAATAGGTAGTCGAAATAAGAGAGTTGTGAACCACATTTCCGTTACCTTGGTCTATAGCACCCGCTGATGTCGCATCTCTAGCAAGGGCATATGTGGCTTTATTGTCAGAGAGGAATGTGCCGTCGTTTTCAGATGAGTAAAACGTACTGGTGGTATTACCTCTTTTGTTTGGAACAATCACATCAGCATCGTGCACGTTTTTCATCGAAACAATAGTATTTTCGAGCGACTGTAGTAGTGCTTCCTGAGGGTCTTCTCTAAACACTCTACGAGAATACGGTAATCCCTGTGAATCATCCGCTTGTTGCTCAATTACAATATCTCTGTTTTCATCAGGAACGAGGATAGGTGGATTAAAAATACGAAAACGCTCGATGTCTACCGTGCCATCGTTTCCAAAACCAATTTGCACCCCGTCATTCCATGCACGAGCAAAGATTTGGACTCCGCCCTCAATGGGTTCAATGTCTACGATTTCAATTTCTAACATACCTACCTTTTTTTACTGCTTTGAAAATTGCCACTCCTTTTAGTGTTGCCTTTTCTTTAGCGTCGAGGTCTTTGATTGCATTACGAACAGTCTTGCCACTGAGTTTGGCTTCCGCTGCAGTCATTTGTGCTTTTGTTAGTTTTTCACTCATATTTTACGCCCTCATCCCTGCCCTTTTGTGGGCAGAGTGAGAGCACAACTTTTAGTTAAGGTTGAGAATACCCTCAGCGTTCCAAGCGATTGTGAAGTCACCTGCACTTGAGCTTTGATCAGAACCAAAGTCAAGGTAACAGATGAGGAGCGATGTAGCTGCAGTCCCTGTACTGTAATACAGCACAGCACCACGAGCGGTTATAGTCGATGATGACCACGTCACGTCGGCAGCATCAAATACACCCTCGTTGTCAGTCGTATCTACTGTCACAGCCTTAGATGCCAGCGTAGCACCTCCAGCGGTATAGCCAGTACCTGAAACTTCGTTTGTTACGTCGGCAAAATCCTCATGCGTGTCTTGGTTTGGAGTATACGCACTCGTCACCAGAGCCACCTTAATTGTGTCTACGAGTAGATCGATTGCATTGTTGAGCAATGAACCTTTGAACCCGTTGTAAATTACATCAGCCATGATGGTTACGAGTTACTTTCTAGGGCTTCGAGAGCTGTTTCAGCCTCAGCAAGAGCTTCTTCACCCCAGTTTTCTAGTAATTGCTGCTTGAGCTCGACCACGTGCTCTTGCAATTTACGTGAACGCTCAGCCTCAAGGAGCTGTCGCTTCTTGGCTTCGCTCATTTGGCGAATGTACTCGTCTTTGGTAAAGACTGGCACACCACCCTCTGCTCGATAAGCAATACCACGTCGTGCCTCTAGTGCCTTACGCACACGGAGCTTGACTGGTTTATCGAGACTTTCGTACTTAGCTCGACGTTCTGCTCTTGGGAGTGCCAAGAAAGCATCAACTTCGGCTCGTAGTTCAGTGTCAGACATGGTAACTGTCTTAGGTTAATAATCCTGACCGTCAAGCATCGGTACTGTCGATTGGAATGACCGTACTTGGTTTCTTCCATGCAACTTTTGATATACCGCTTGGAGGTCGAGGTCTACTCTCTGCTCTTGTTGAGTGAGAGGAATTGGCTTATCTTGTGACGTTTTCCACTCAATGATGACCTTAGTAGCCCAGAATGGGTGTACTTGTCGTGGTAGGCGATGTGCCGTGTTACCACTTGGAATTGAAAGGTCAGTACTTGAAGCAAGATCATCAGCGTCGATGTCCTCTGGGTAGACTTCCGCTACCATTTTGAGACCACCAGTTACTGCAATGATGTCAGCATCAGAGAGGATGAACAGTTCACGTCCTGATACATAAAACTGAGGCTTCTTCCCAGCGTACTTCTCTTTGATGTACGTGTTCTCACGCATTGGAGTAGTAAACTCTGAGAAAAATGCCTCAGTGAGATATGACCAGTTGGTGCCGTCGAGCTTAGCTGCCAGATACTTCTGGTGCTTCAAGACATCATCAGCAAACGTGTAGGCTCGCACATCAGCTTCCAAGTCACGGGTGAGTTCCATGTCAAAGTAATTTTCTTCGACGTTGGCAACAATATCACCAGCCAATTCTTCCTTGACTTTATTGGCAAAAGTAAGCAGCTTAGCGTCCGTAAAGGTTACGCTATCTGTCTTAGTTTGCTCTCGAATGTATGCTGCAAATGTAATGCCTTTCATATCATCATTGTGTTACATCGCTCCTTGCCCTGTTCCTGACTGTATTGAGCTTCCACTCTCATACAGTCAGAGCAGGGCTTGGAGCCCTTTTTGGTTAGGCTGCTACCTTGACGAGCATGTAGTCGAAACTAGATGCTGCATCGTCGAGGGCACCGCCAGTTGTGTTAAGCAACTTGACCGATACAGTATCTGCTGCGGTTACAGTTGCTTCACAGACCACGAGACCTGCAAGGAGGGCTCGAGCGGTCACAAAGACGAGGTCGCCAGTGTCTGCACCCTCTACAGTCAATACTGCTGTTCCCTCAGCACCTGCAGCAATAGATGCTGGGTTATCTGAGGTAGCAGTACCAAACTCAATGGTGGCACCACGTACTCCGTCTACAATTTCTGCTTTTACTGCCATAATGTTTTATGGTTAGCGTCGCTAGTAATTAGCCGAGAGCGTTTTGCTTGTCAGCATCACGGTCGATACGCCATTGACTACCGATTTTGCCCTCACTTTCAAGACGTTCCTTGATCATGTCAGCAATTTGTCTCGGTACCTCTACGTATACTCCTCGAGGAATATCCATCTTGTACCCGTTCACATTTACATGGAATGGTACTTTTTTCCCAGTTTCAGCGTTTTCACCGACTTCAAATGGGATCATGATACTCACTTTCGGTTGTGCATCGAGATGAGCTTTCATCTTGGCTGCATCAGTCCGTAGTTGCTTTTCAGCTTTTCGTTCCTCAGCTTTTTCATCTACCTTTACAGGTTGAGCTTGGGTCTCGGTAGAACCAGTGTCACTAGTGTCATCAGAGTCGTCGTCATCGTTAGATGCAACGACTCCTGTAACACCAGCTTTCTTGATTCTAGCCACCAAGTCTTCCTTAGTACCCGAAGCATCGAGCCCATTGTCTTTAGCAAGAGCTTTGAGCTCGTTGTACTTCAAGTCTTCAATCTTAGTTTCATTTGACATAGTTCCTTTGCAATTATGGTTAAGTGGGATTGACTACCTAGTCGCTAGACTAAGATGACACAGCGTGTTCGATACGAACCATGAACGCATCATTGAGGATTTTAGCCACAAATGTTGCTTTCCAGCCCGATGTTGCTCGTTGGTCGAGAGCGTCAGCAGTACCAGCAGAGCCAAGTGGCTTGATGATATTCTTGACCGCTTCACCTGAGATACGAGTGATACCGTATGCGTCAGCACCCATGATGATGGTTGCGTACACATCAATACCGCCGTTTCCAGCAGCCTCAAACACCTTACAGTTGGTTGATTCAATGAAACGAACGTCATTGAGCTTTCCAACTTCATTTTCCATGACGTTCATTGAGCTTGAGTACTTTTCTACTGGTACCCAGCCTGTTTCGTCTTGGAGGTCGTAAGTTGTATCAGGGTGAACAAGACCAATGTATGCAGCTGAAACTGGCTCTGTTGCGATACCAGTTGAAGCGTTGATCATACGGGTCAAACGTCGAGCCTTTGCGTTCTTGAGAGTTCGCACAGCCTTACGTACTTCTGTCGCTGTAATGAGGTTTGAAGTAGTGATAGCACCACGTGAAACTTGTCCAACGTAGGTCACTACAGTACCTGCAGCGAGTACATCTCGAGTGAGTTGGTCGAGAGTATCGCCCATCTGATCACCGAGGATTTCAGCAGCCTCAATAAGCACTGGGTCTTTAGACTCGTAGTCTACAACGTCAGTGATAGTGATGTAGTCACCGTATTGAGCCACAGTAGCAGTAATGTCAGTTACTGAGAGCTGTGAGCCACTTGGAGTAACGCCCTCTGAGAGAGCAGTTGTCGCAGCAGCAAGGTTGCCGTAACGACGGAACTTAATGGTATTTGTCCCACCATTTCGAGGGATGTCACGCACTTGAGCGAACTTTGTGTGAACAAAGTATGCGACAGCACGGTACAAAAGGGTTCGATCGTAAAACTCAGTGTTTTCACGTGAGATTACTGAACGGTCTGTATTAGCCATTTTTTTGGGTCTTAATAATTAAGTAATGTGAGGATAGTGTCTACCGTCTGAGCTTGGCATCTTCGAGCTCCTTACCAAAGTCTGAGAGGGGCATGTCTTTGTAGGACTTGTTACCCTTGTCACCTGCTGGTTGCCCTGCTGGTGTCTTCGTTCGGTTGGCTTTCTCGTTGGCTGCCTTAGCACGTTTTGCTCCTAGAACAAGTAGTTTGTCTCCTGCTACCTCGTAAAAGATAGATTTGACTGGTACTCCCTCTCGGTTTGGGTGTAATGCCCAGCGACGTACTTTAGCCTCAAATGGTTTGAAGTCGGGGTTGTTAGCAAGGAAACTGGCGATTTCAGTATCGACTTCTTGCTCCGCAGCTTTTTGTTTGAATGGAGCCATATGTTTTTCAATACGCTTATCAAACTTAGCTCGTTCTTCTGGTGACAGGTCATCGTCGTCACTATCCTCAGTGTCGTCGGTGTTGTCATCAGCCCCAGACTTCTCTTTTGCTTGTGCCTTACGCTTCTCTTGAGCTCGCCATTTAGCCCACTCAGAGTTCGGTGCACCAGCTTTAGGCTTTCTGATTTCAGGTTCCTCATCATCATCAGCCTCGGCTTCGTCTTCGGCACTGTCGGACTCGTTAGAGTTGCCCTTGCCGTCGTCTTCACCGTCGTCTGCTGCATCCGCAGCATCCTCGTCATCGTTATTTTGAGAGGTATCTGACTCGTCCTCTGTCGTAACATCTTCGGTATCGGTATCAGTAGTGTCGCTACCAGCACCTGCACCGTCGTTGTTAGTATCTTCGGTATCACCCATAGAATTGTTTTTTGATTAGTTCACACTCGACAACCAGAAATGGGGTAAAACTGCTTGTCAGTGGAAATGCTCTCTCGATGACTAGTCGAGAGGTGAGCCCGACACGGGCTCAGGTCTGATGAGGGGAGCGGAGCAAAGGAAATCGCCAATCCCATGACACTATCCTCACCAGAACTGAACCTGCGTCGAGCTATTTAGTTTTCAAAGATCAATCAATTTCGTCGTCCAGCACCCCAGCAAAGTTCTCATTTGCTCCCCTCACACTGGCATACGGGTCGTACTGAGGTGAGGTTGGGATGTTTCCGTTTGTGATGTTTTCTATGAGGCTGGCTGGTTTATTCACCAGTTCCTCATAAGCGAGGTAGGATGAGCGTAGAATGTCCACCTCCTCATCCGTTAAGCGTCTACCCGAGTCAATATCCTTTTTGGTGATGATTTGTCTCTCAATCACGAGCATACTGTCCTTGAGCATCTTCTTGAGGTATATCCAGCCCATTGTGGTTTCAAGCTGAGCGAGATGAGCGCACACCTCTTTGGCTTGCTCTGGGGTCTCAAGCATAAACTCAACATTTTCTTCACGTTTGAGTTTTGTCTTGCGGACTACCTTTTTCTTTGCTTTTACGGTGGTTTTCTTTGCCATACGCTATGCTTGAACTGGTAATGAACGCCCTCCTCTCGTCACTGGCTCTGGTAATGCACCAGACTCAGCTGCTACCCCTCTATCCATCATCTGAGCTGGATCTGGTGGGAATAGCTCAGGCTTTAGCTTCTTGAGTACCATTGCTCGCTTGTGAGCATTGATGTGAGCAAACTTAGCTGGGGTATCTTCCATCTTGTTGTGGATTTCAATGTGTGTTTGGTGGTCATCGGTAAGCTGTACCGTCACCTTTTCATTGTCTCTGAGTCGTACGTTCTCCTCCTCAGCAATCATTTCATCGATGGTTGCAGGCAATAGCTGTTCGATGATGTCTTGTTTGAGCCCTGAGAGCTTACCCATGTACCTGAGAGCAAACTTCATACGAGCTTCTGGGTCGGCAGCAATCATCTGCACAAACCCTCGGAACTGCTGCAATTCATTGAACTTACGCTGTTCAGCAAGGATGCGAGACTCAATCTTTACGTCAGGATCAGTTTGAGCAACAAGATTTTCACGAGTAAATGGTCGCCATGAAGCACCAAGAGCACCTGCGATACGAATAGACTTCTCATCAATACCGTCTTCAAGATGATCTTTGTATAGTCGGTACCATTGCTTCCAAAAACGCTTCTCAGACCAGCCCCAGATTTTTGCTGCAAGTGCATAGCGTGTATCAGATCCTTGTGTTTCAAGAGCGTCACGGGTCGCTGTAGCTCCCTGTTGTGGTCGTCCTCCCTGCTTTGTAGCTGGTGACGCTGCTGAAAGTTCTGCCCCTGCAGAGAGTGTGTTCATGATGTACTCAACATCAGCTGAGATGTTGTCCTTTGGCATTGGGATAACCGCACCATTGGTATTGCCTTTGACTGGAATGAACTTGTTGAAGTCGAAGTTGAGGTCAGCTTTGTTCGTGATGCGAGTCTGGTCAAATAGATACATCGGGTGAATTGATGCTTTGACGCTTTTGAGTCCGAGATTGGCAAGAACTGCACGTGCACGTTGCTTATCTTCTACAAGGTCAGGAATTGATACTGAGTCCCATGAGTTTGGTACTGGGTAGATAACACGGTCGATGATTGGAATATCCAGTGTATTTTGGAACTCAACGAAACGAATGATGGTCTTTTGGTCATTTGCAAGGGTGACAAAGACTCGCTTGCCTTTGTACATGGTGAAGCCCTCAAGCACTCGGTATGTAGCATTTTCACCCTTTACATTAGTGAACTTGCTCACATCTGAGAGACCATTTGCCTCAGCCATGATACGAGCGTTCTCATCTACAAGAGAGTTTTTGCTGATACCATCTTCCTTGAGCTTATCAAGGTTGAAATAGTTGCCTGTCTCCTCCATCTCCTGCTTGGTGTAGCGTGATTCACGATACAAGAAACGAGCAGCACCACGACGCTTAGCATCACCGTTCACTGAGGTAGCGTACGGGTCACGAATAATGGTCATAGCGTTCCATATTTCAGGCACTGGAACCAGTCGGTCACGATCAAACTCCATGAGCGCACACAAGCCTCGACCGTGGAACATAGCCTCGAAGTCCCACTCGTAGTCGAGCATGTCCTTTTGCATCTCTGTATAGTCGTATTCTGCCGTCATGGTGAGGTTTTCGGCAGTTTCTTCATCTCCACTCTCACGTGGCACGAAAGCAGCAGTCAAGTCATCTTCATACAACGAAGCGAGTACAGTTTGGAAAATAGTAAAAAGAGTGTTGTCGCCAACAGCTTGTTTGTCTCGCTTCTGGTTGTTGTACAGTTTGTAACGAAGTGCCCACTCATCCCACTTAGGCTTAATGAACCACCAGCCCTGTTTGTATTCATCCTGTACTTGTCCGACGAGGTCTTGGAAATCAGTCTTAGAGAGAACAGCCAACTCGTCCTCATCCATGTCCTCTGCTTCTGACATCTCCTCACTAGCCTTTTCAGCACGTTCAACGTCTGTCTTCTTAGTACCCTGCTTGGTACGCACAACAGACTTTTTAACTACGCCTTTTGCAGACTTAGCTTTTTTGTTCATGCTGGTAGTGGTATCAGCCATAGCAATTTATTTCGATTGACGGTTGAACTTATTGTAATTTTCAACACTACCAAAGTTACGCTCAATCATTTGAGTGTTTCGCTTTCGCTTTTCTTCATCCATCTTCTTTACTTTCCCCTCGTAACTATCAAGAGCCCGACGTGGTGCGGACTTAATTGTTTCAAGAGCATCACCAAAACCTTTCCATACTCTGTCCATGCCAGTGTATTTGAGGTCTTTTTCTCCTTTTTTATAGATAATCGCCATAGTAACGAGGTTACTAATAATGTGTAAGATTTGGCGATTTTATTGCTTGTCTACTTGATTTTCTTTGAGTCTAGTACGTGATCAATCGTTGCTTGTGCCACGTTGAGTAAGTACTTGGTCACATCAGTCAGTTGTTTCTGCGTATACTTCTCTTTCGAGAATATCCGAGTGAACTGAGGTGTGATGACCATGTGAGCGGTATACAGCTCATCTTTTATAAATACTAGATACTCAAAGGTAGTATGAAAGTTTCTGATGTAGACTTTACATCCTCTGTGCTCAGCAACTTTTATAGTGTTGATTTCTAGCATGGGTAATTGGCGATACAAAAATTATACCATACGCAAGCGGTTGTAGAGATACCCTGTGGGTAGTCTGTGTATAAGTTTGTGCACAAGGCTGGACTCGAACCAGCGCACTGACGGATGAGAGTGCAGTCATTTCCTACTGCAAACTACGAAGACATCCTGTCTGATCTCCCACTGAACTACTTGTGCATACCGTACGTGAGTACGGTATTACGTCCCGACAAACTAGGTCGAGGACTCTTTTAGTATACTACGGTACAGTGAAATCTATGACCTTAATCCCCTTTTTACTGTTACATGATCCACAAAGAGGCTGGATGTTTTGGATTGTATTGTTTCCACCTTTTGATAAAGGAATGATGTGGTCTGCGGTCAGTTTAATCTCTGGTTCTTGACGACGACAACAAAGACAAGTGTAGTCGCATTTCTTCTTCAATGCGTTCCACTGACGAACAGTAAAGCTGCCTTGTGCTTTAGCTATTCTACATCGCCTTAACTGTGAGTGTACGGTACGGTAATTTGGCTCAGCAGAAATACCACCTTTCCATAAGTTACTCTTTGCTCCTTTGTGGGCTTCACTGAGCTTTGCTCTATGCTCTTGCGACAACTTCTTACCAGCCCAGTGGCGTGTACGACGTTCCCTATTCTTGATCGCCAGCTTTTCTATCCACTCAGGGGTAAAAACACGTTTTCTACCTTTCAAAGACTCACTACGCTTTCTTTTTGTTTCCTCTGACTGAGGTTTACGCTGATACACTCCTCTAGGCATACGGATCATCTGAGCCAAAGTTACCAGAACCCATACCAGTGTAGTTTTGTTGCTTGTACTCGGTAAAACGATGGTCACTTATGAGTGCTCTACCAAGATTTTCTATTTGGTGGTCATCCTTGTCTACTGGTTTTTCTTTACGATTACGCTTGTCAGCAGTCTTACCTGTCCACTCATCCCAGCGGTAGTGCTCCATTTCCCAGATAGTGCGCTCACAAGAGCTGAAAATATACACTTCTGGTGGCACAATCATGTGTCCATTTACTTCGTTGTAGTTGAGAGCAGTCTTAATGCGCTCATCTGAGGCGGTACGTTGCTTTGGTGCAGGGAGATAGGTAAGCCCCTCGTCTGCCAACTGTTCAGCAAGGTTTTTGTCATTGGCATCGTGGTGCTGGTCTTTATTGAAAATCCACGGGTCAGCCCACATACCCTCCACTCGGTACTGTGAGTTCTTACGCTTAATCTTGTCTGCTAGATCACGCTTGTCTTCTGGTGTTACCCAGAGCTCATCAATGACGTATTTCGTGCCTTTACGGTCTACAGCAAGCCACAAACCAGCATCAGGGTTTCGTGGGTGAGGGTCGAGGTAGTGATACACGGTAAAATCACGCTCATTGATTGGAAATGGCTTGATGACGTGTATTTGTCTGTTCCATCGCTTAAACACAAGACCTACTAGGTGTTGAAACTTACCGTACGCACGAGCTTGCCTTTCATCCTCGGGGTACTCTGCAATCATACGCTCAATGTCCTCATGCTCCAAGTGTCCCCGTACACCGTGTACCTTACATGCCGACTCAACGTCTGATGTCTGTGTATAGATACTACGCTTTACAGTGACTGGATCTTCACCCTCTCGAAGCACCACCTGCACTTCCATAGCACCCTCGGCAAACATATCGTAAAGGTGTGCTGAGCCTGAAATTGGGGTAGCAGTAATGATGATGATACCTCCTCGACGCATACGAGCGATGGTAGCTTTCAAAATGTTCTCTGGTGGCGGTTCGTCGAACCATGCCCAGCCCAGTGTTACCCCCTCAAACTGCTTCTCATCTTGGTCATACGTCATGATGTCGAAGTTCCAGCCTGTGCTGGTCTTCCACTTACTCTCAAAGTGCTTGCCTCCTTTCTCAGTGGTGTATTTACCAGCAGGAAACCAGAACTTCATCTCGTTCACGACGTTTTTATCAACGAGTGCAGCATCTGTGATGATGCGCCCTCGCTTCAAATATGGAAAATCATGAAATAGTGTGGCTCTAAACCACGGGTTTTCGGTAGGAAACATCAGGTTTGCAAGGATATTGACTGCATTTGCGGTCTTCCCCACACCGTTGGCAGCAAAGTTTACGCAGATGAAGTAGTCATTGCTCCCCACAGCATTGATAAAATCCTCCGCTTGACCGTTTGGTTCGTAGTAGCGGTACTTTTCATGCTCCATGCGGTACGCCTTGAGCCGTTTTAGGGTCATCAGGCGTTCTCGCTCAGCTTGTTCGTCATTGATTATCTCCTGCATGTTGCTGGCACTCGAATAATTCAGTGTTCACTCGCTCAATGGTGATGATTGCATGTGCCAGTAATACACCAAGCACGAAAATCACAGCCATCAAAGATAATTTAGTCATAAAACATATTTTTAGCATCAAAGTGCTCGCACTCGTGCTGTAGGATATGAGCTTTTAAGCCCTCCACTTCGCCCTCAAAGGTCTTCACAACCTCAAGACCGAGCAAGTTACGATCTAGGTATTGATACCGCACTTTAATGGTGTGATACCGCTCCTTATTCTTCTCCTTGCGTAGTGGAAACGACATACACGCTTCGAGCACCACGATTAAGTTGCTCACTTTGGTCTCCTCTTGAACAATCTCTACCTCTACCTGCCCTTTCTCTGGCTTACTCACCTTACGCTTGGGTACCATCTTGGTCAAATGCGTAGGTGTTTCAAGTATTTCAGCGTTCCATATAGCCTGTGCTTCAAAGAAACAGTTGGTCAGGTTCTGCTTTTTGTTCGGGTCTGCCTTTGGGTCAACAAACTGTTTATCGAGCACAAAGAGCTTGAGTGGTTCTGCTACGTTGGCTACCTGACAATGAGCAATAGCAAACCCACGAGAAAAGTGACCTTTGAACTTGCCGTTAGTCTCATTGAGCCACTCGATCATCTCCTCAGCGACTTTCTTGTGCTTCTTAGGGTCAACAGTGACGCTCTTGGCGTAGATACCGAGCCCACTGTTCTTATCTGGTCGTACAATTTCCATAACTATTCTGATTTATCTTCCGTTTCGCAGCGTTCTTCTTCTGAGTCGCTTGTTGTAATTTCAATACTGGCACCACGGACAATTACCCATACATGAATACCATTTATAGTAGTCTCCATCTCTGCATCCACCCCTTTATTTTGCATGATTGACCATGCAATGTTTTTCTTAGATCGATTTGTTGTTGTGATTTGCATAAGCTAGTTATAGTTATCGTTAATCCTCTCTGCGACACGCATACGCCATGCCCTCAGTGCGTCCATAATCGTCCACACAATGCTTTCAAGCACCATGATGAAGCGAACTAAGAAATAGGCTAACCGCCACCGTAGAGAGCCTTTTATGAGCTTTGCGAGGCGTACCACGTTCTCAGTCTGCTTCTCCTCAATCATTTCAGGGGTGCTCCCTGCATGTTTCTGCTCAAGAGTACGCTTATTGACTGCATTTACATCGATTTCATTGACACTCATGCTTTGTGTTTTAAGGCTTGTAATGTCTTATCTGCCTGCTGCAACTGCAATTCAATACTCGAGTCGATACTAGTTTGATCGGTAAGTAGAAAATCGCTGTACCAATTTTCTTTGTAGTGAAAAAACCACTGTAGTCGCTTCTTTTCTTCAACATCTGAGCCAATCACTAGCACTGTTACACCATCTATAACACTTACACGTAGTGCCTGATACCCTGCTTTGAACTTAATGTGTGGTTCCTTACCTTTTGTAAAAGAATAACCGTCGTGTTCTATTTCACTCATAGCGTTGTAACAGTTACCGCCCCATCATCATTTTGCACAACGCAATAGTCATTACTGGTACCGCCACGCTTCTGTGCTACTTGTTCAGCGTATCTGCGCACGTTCATACGCTTGCAGATAAAGCTGACTGAATCATTACTAGGCTTGTGAATCACTGTCACAAGGATTTCTTTATTGGCTACGGCAGGTAAAATCTCTTCCTCGATCTTCTTCTTTGCAGCTGCATTGCTTGGGTCACTGAGGTCTACATCAAGAGACTGCACCTCGATGTGCACGTCTTTGCGACCGCTCTCATGCTCTGTGGTGGTGATGGTCTTACCGTCAACCACTTTTTCTTCTTGTTTTGTCTCACTCATTTTCAGGACGAGTTATGGTGATGTGTACTGGCATACCAACAGCCTGATTGACGGCTTCTGCAATGTTGTCAGCCACGTCACATTCAATTTGTAATGGGTTTATTGCTTCCTTTGGCACTACAACAGTCGCCTCGAGGCGAGGTTTTTCAAAGAGAGCATCAGGAATATCCAGCTTGAGAGCGATTTCGACCTCATCGAACTTGAGTTGTGAACGTGTCTTGGTGACACGAGCAGTTCCGTTACTGTTTATTGCAAGATAGAGTTGTTGTTTCATAGCGCAAACGCTGGTGTACTAGCTGCATGCACTTCGACCTTTGGTACTTCAAGTGGTTCTTGAATACAGTGCACGGTGATTGTGTTCTCGTTGTTTCGCACGAATGAAAACTCGTTAGGAAACGGGCATCGGATGGTTGCTGAGGTTGGCATCGGTTCTGGTTTATCAGGTATCAGTGCGATTGCGACGCTATAAACGATACCTCCAATCATCAGGGCAAATACTACAGTGATGATGAAATTGAGTACTTTATCCATACTACGATTTTTTATCTACTTTTTTAATAAACGGTGATGTATATGGTAGACAGTTAATCTGAGAACGTTCGTTCACGTAGTCTCGCACTCGTCTATACTCTTTCTCATCAGTGATTTCTACCAAAATGTCTTCCACAGCAACTACTGCATCAAGTAAGTCCTTAATCCTTACAATCTCTTGGTCTTTGATAACCATTTCTTTGTAGCCCATAGTTACTGCTGATGAGTACCCTCTACGCCACGAGCTTCACGATCAGCTGTGCGTGCTACTAAAGCCTCGTATGCGAGGTGGAGATGCTTGATAGCATCATCATTGAACTTTGATGGAAATGACTCATTGAGCACCTGCATGCGGTCGATGAGCATCGAGATGACTGCTTCGTTGGTAGTACCTTGTTGAACTGTCTCCAATACATCTGACTCAGTGTCAGTCTTTTGCTTTTTGATGAAATGAATGGTCTGAGTCTCCTCTGATTCGTGATTTACGAGCTCGTAAGTGTGCCCTGCGTCGATTGTATTAAATAGTTTTGTGTTCATAGCGATAATTTATGCTGTTATTCTCGCCTTTTAGAGACATGCGAGCAGGTCATGCATACCCTATGGATAGGGTATCGGTAGGCTATGAGAACTCCCTGTTAGTGAAGCTGTAGCCGTCGATTAAAAGCTCATACTCTCGTTTTCCGTACTTCTTTGCACACTCATGGTAATGACTAAGGTTCTCAGGATTGTTCTGTTTAGTCTCTACCATCTCCCAGAACTTATCGTTTGATATTTCAGCTCCATACTCATTTTCAATCTTTTTGTCTTTGAGCCAGTCACGCATTTCATCCACGTTTTTATAGTACTGACCGCCATTGTACTGGAAAGAAAACTGCCAGCCGTATGAGGACTTACCAAGATGAATACCCTCTGGTTGATGTCCACAGGTTTTGCACAGTTCGTTTTGTGTGTAGTAGTTGGTTCCCATAACTATGTCTTCTTAAAGAACTTCTCCCCGTCGGCAAGTGCTTTCTCAAGCTCCTCGTCGCTCATGCCCTCGTATTTAGCAAATGAGTGGGTGTGCTCTACCTGCACCACTGTTCGTTTCTTGAGTTTATTGTACTCCTGAATACCTTTGACCTTTGAACTGAACTCAGCATCTTGAGTGATGACTTTTTCTAGTTGCTTATCGACAAATACATCATTGAGTCCTCGTCCCTCGAAGATCTCATTGATACGTTTCAAAAAGTTAGGGTTCGTAAGGCGTGCATGTGCTGCAACTTTACAAGCCTCGTACGTTTTTTCTTTTGGATTTTGACCACTCGGTTTTTTAACAACAATGATGTCGTAAGCCTCAATATAGCTTTGTACACCATTACCAAACAGCTCTTTATCACTTGCAAAAATCTCACAAAATAACTCGTCTTCTGCGCTGAGTCCATCCTCGTTCACGAGTTTGTTGCTCCCCCGTGGTTTCTTGTCTTTCCCTTTGTTCAGTAAAGCATCCCTCTGTCTTTCCTTTAGGGGTTTTAGTTTCTTTTTCTGGGGCGATGTTTTTGCTTTAGCCATGTAGCAGATACTGGAGTCGAACCAGCTATACCGTGATTATGAGTCACGTGCGTCACCCTTTCGCCTATCTGCAATATTGGTAGTACTGACGGGCTCCAACCAGTAAGTCGATGTCTTTTCGTTTTCAGATTGACTGTCGATGATACTCGTATGGCGTTATCCTACCTTGAATAATTGTAACACTTTTCTGCGAGCGGTTGCATAGAGTGTGCGTAACCTGTTGATAAAGGTTTGCTTGTGTGGTGCAGGTTTTGACCGCATATGCTCCGTGAGGGCACTCTCGTTTCTGCGCTTCACTTCGGCAAAGATACGTTTTCGCTCCTCCTCGCTGGCTTTCCACTTCTCTCGTTTGGTTTTCTTTTTGTCTTGCTTGATCTTGGTGAGGTTGATGTGTAGTTCCTCTTTCTCTTTGGGAGTCATCTCAAGTCGTGTGTCGTACCGTTCATACCCGTATACTGCTCGTCCCTTGATGCGGTTTTCAAAGTTTTTGCGACCGCTGGTGTGGAACTTTACAAACAGTGAACCGCCATCGGTAATGTCTGAGTGCTCAATTAAGAACTGCCAGACGGCATCTTTGTACGCTTGGAGTTCGGACGACTCTTTTGACATTTCCTCTTAATTGTAGCAGAGCGTCCTTGCAGTTTATCGAGTATTGCACCGAGTCGGTCAAAGTTGAAAGGTCTGCTCATGATCTTGAATGTGTTTATATCGAATCGTGAGTGTTCGTTTGTCCCCTACGAGGTGGGGGTACTCGGTGTAAATGATTTCTCTCATCTCTTGCTCTGTAAGGTGTCCCGACTCCTCAAAAGTAGTGTCACCACCAATGAGGGCAAATCTTGTTTTTTTCATAGTAATTATCGCTTATACCGCTCCTTTTGAGCGACTGGTGTAACATCTGGCAACACCTTTGGATTTTCAACCAGAAACTGCCAGTGTGGGCACTCCTCTTTGACGATTAAATCAGGTGCAATGGTAAGAATCTTTGGTTGTTGAAGTCCAAAGTATTTCGGTCTGTTGTAGTAGAGGTTTGCCATTGCATATTGAGCCTCTTTTCCTGCCATCTGGCTCAGGTGGTTGTTGAGTCCATGCTCAAGGTACGGCATCTTACACACTGGGCACTCAACCAGATTGTGCCCGTACTCAGTTACCTTTAGTACTTTTAGTTTTTGCATACGATTTAAGAACTACCAACATCATCTGCCACCACTCCTCGTATTTCTTGAGATTTACGTAGGTATGCAAGATGTCATGAATACCATAGAGCCAGCACAGTGAGTGCCCGATTTCATGCTCAAAGGTGTAGATAATTTGCTTATAATTTCCGTTCTTCCTTGAACGAGTGGTGAGCAGCTCCCAGAGTCCATTTTCAAACTTCTGCTTCCATACTCGGTACCAGCCTCGCTTCGCTTCCATCTGAATGATTGAGAATCGTTTGTTGAAGTAGGTCTTTTTGATGTGTACCCCGTGCCTCCCTTTGAGTCGTTCTCCCTCGAGCACAAAGATAATGCCGTCGTATTTAGCGACTAGTTTTTCGTCGATGAATTGATCTGCTACCCACTGGTCAGCTATCTTCACTCCCTCTTTGGTTTCTACATACTCAGCGTTTTTAAAGTTGTCTCTTGTATAGTCAAATATACAAGTGTTTTTTAGCCTTGCTTTTAGCTGTTTACTACTGGTGAGCTCATTTTTCATCCAGCTCTGCTCATAAAGAACGAGGTATTTTTTCATAGTTTGTAGACGAATATAGTGAAGAATAGAGCGATGATTTCCCACACTCGAAAGTCACGGGCTTCCATAAAAGGTTGCCATTGCCACTCGATGAATGAGAGCAGTAAGTAGAAAAAACCAACTCCTCCCCACAAAATGATGTGAGCCAGTAATGCACAGAGGAATAAGTTTCTCAGTTCTCTCAACATACTACTTCCCTCGCTCGTTTACTTCCGCTGCCAATACTGAGAGGTCTACAATGTTGGCTACTCCATCATTGTTCACGTCGTACGGGTCTCGACTCACCTCCCTGTACGTAGCGACTGAAATGATGAGAATAAGAGCAATAGCTACTATCTCAGTGATGGCTAATGCGGTTACTAAAAGTGTTTCTTTTTCCATATTTTTATTGATTATCAAGCTCTAAATGGCTTGGTGTGGACACAACGAGAATCGAACTCGCTTACCGCAAGACGTAGTACACACTCTGCTCCCCTCAAAAAATAAACGGGGGATGTCAATGGCGTACCCTAGCCTCTTGGTTGTTTGGGGAGGTATAAGCTCCTGTATCGATACCAACCGACCTGTGCCCAGTAGGGCGTACTATGCGTACGCCTCCTCTGGTTTTTTACTTCCCATCCTCTCAAAGAACTCCTTGAATCGTTTGAACGGACTCTTGCTCGCAACCTTAATCTTCTTCTTTTTCTTGCAGTTGTCACAGTCACACTCCTCAACATCGAGCATCCCCAGCATTACCAGTGCTTCTTCAAACCCTTTGCGGTCGCCTCTGGCTCTCTGCCACCTTGCTTCGTGCCAGTTAGAGCGAGCAATAGCTACTACCCAGATAAGAAAAGTAAAATCAAGGTATGTGTCTACTGTGTCGGCACCGAGGGATGAAAACAATAGAATCCCTAGAATAATGAAATACGCAAGCATCACGATCATGACGAGTGTATGTGACCGCATGTACCACCGTAGTTTTTTGCTTTCAATTTCTAAGAGTTCAAGTAGTCTTTTGGTTATATCGGTGGCTTTGTCCTTTGCTTGTTGTCTCCTTGCGTTTTCCTCAAGTTGTTGCATTTCAGTTTTAATTGGTTCCATATCTATTTTCGCTTAATAGTGATCTTCACTGGCATGAGAGTCTGAAACTCCGTCACTTCGTCATCTGAATACTTCACGATGATTGGTTGCAAGAGCTCCACCTCGACCTTTTTCACCACCTGCAGCATCCCTGTGTGGTACTCGTCTTTGACATCGATTTTAGGTGCTGTGAGTACCGCTTTGATATTGCTGTCTGCCTCATCTTTGTTCTTGCGAGCGAGAGCAATGCACTCTTTTACGTGCTCGACTGTCTCCTCAACATCAGCTGCAATGTCGTACACGTTGTACCCCGACTTCATGAGTCTAATGTAGTTCACGCCAGCAGCTATTTTTTCTTTTTCTCTGATCATATTTTTTGACAATTAGGGCACTGAACGTACGTTGGTAAACCATGTGGGCATTTTTCGACCTCTGCTTTCTTTGTTTGCTCCGTGAGTCCGTACCCCAGTCGCTTCTGAATCAGGTTGAGGTTCTCAAGTCGCAGTCGATAGGCTTTGAAACGTCCTATCTTTCGGTCTTCTACCAACTGAGACTCGTGAATCGCTAGATCTGAGGCTCGAGCTGGTGCTCGGTGTGAAAGGAACTGTCCGTCTTTGGTGCTCTGGTTGATAAAGTCCCATGACATAAACCAGATTTGTTGCTGATTTTCGTACATGAATCTCAGTACGTCCTCACAGCTGGTGGTAGTTTTAGCTCTCATCTCTACATCTGCCTTGAGTTTCTTAAAGCTGAGCTCAATGTCGATAGCGTATGAATCTCTATTAGTCATGGTAGTTTGGATTAGCGACTAAACGAACAGTGCCATTTGGCTGCATCTCTGGTATCAACTTCGGCTCCTTGCCACTAGATACCACCTGCACTCCTTTCTTTCGTGCCCATGAGAGAATCGTGGCGTAGTGACTTTTGTACTTATACCCCTTACTTTCAATACCCGTACTAAGTTCCTCTACGAGCCCCAGAGCAACATCACGACCGTATCTCTCCTTGAGTTTCTCTTTCTCCTCATCAGTGAGCAGTACATTCTTGAACTCCCCATACTTCTTCTTGTCTTTATCCACTGGTTTATCAACATCATCCTTATTTTTAGCCTTTTCTTCATAGCCTATGGATAGGCTATCTATAGCCTCTGACTTAGACTTAGACTTATGACTTAGACTTAATACATGCTCGGGCACATTTTTGAGCTCTTTTTCAATCAACACTTGCACCTTTACATTGTTCGCTACATTCTGGTGTTTGGCGTAATTCTTGATCACTACCCAGCTATCGATGTAATACACGTTCGGCTCTAGTTCTTTGAGACACTCCTGCACTTTTCTCTGCTGTATACCTGTGAAGAACGAAATCTCTTTGATACTCAACTCGTAGTAACCGCAAATGTGAGTATTCTTGTTGCTTAGCAGATAGAGGTAGAGGTATCGTGCCTCATGAGATAGTCCTGCAAACCACTCGTCAGACCAGATTTTTGTGCGAATAAAACGATGATCAGCCATACCTATGCGTAGTAACCTTGTAATCGTCGCATCTCCTTTGTGGCTGGATCGATGTAGAGCATGTCACCCTTTCCGACCAGTTCCTCTGCTCCTGCACGGTCTAGCATTACTACTGAGTCCGTCTTTGATTGCACTGAGAACGCAATACGTGTCGGCATGTTTGACTTGATGAGTCCTGTCACTACGTTCACTGTTGGCTTCTGAGTCGCTAGGATGAGGTGAATACCAACTGCTCGAGCTTTCTGTGCCAATCGCACCACGAGTTCTTCTGCTGGTGGGTAGTCTTCTCGAATACAATGTGACGGGTCTTTGTTTTCATTGTACTCAGCACAGCTACACACTGACTCATACCACTCCTGCTCCTTTTTGCGTCGTCGAGTTTTGGTGTGCATGAGTCGCTGTAGTGCTTCTTCTTGCTTTGCTGTTCTTCCTCCGTGTTCCTTGCAGAAGTGCCACTGAGTAAACCCTTTAGTGCTGGTCATCATGAGATCAGCGAACTCGTCGATTACAGTCACGATGTAGGGCATTTCTCCGACGTACTCAGCGATATTTCGGGCACCAGCTGACTCAAGTATCGTGTAGCGTTCTTCCATCTCCTCTACAAGCCATTTTAGGGCTCTCATCGCCTTTCCGTGTTCGTAGATAACAGGGCTCATGAGGTGTGGTACGTCCTTGAATCGACTGAGTTCCACTCTCTTAGGGTCTATAAGCACCAATTTTAGCTGCTCAGGGGTCATTTGGTCTGTTAATGAGCGAAGTATCACGTTGAGCATTACAGACTTCCCTGAGCCTGTTGTACCGCCAATGAGAGCATGTGGCATGTCTCGTAGGTCTTTCTCTACCACCTTTCCGTATACATCGATACCAATAGGGATGAGGAGTGTCCCTAAAGCACTCGGATTTGGCTCATAATTGACCGCTGAGCGTGTTTTGTTAGGAACTTCGATACCTACCTTGTCTGTACCCATAATCGGGGCTTGGATGCGAATACTAGGTGCCTCAAGTGCCAATGCCAAGTCCTTTGCGTGTGCTTCAATCGACTTCATGCGTACACCTCGACTCGGTTTGAACGTGTACATTGAAATCGAACCATTTGAATAGGTCTCAAGCATCTGCACTGGAATACCAAACTCAAGCAACTTGAGTCTGATTTTTTCTTCTGGCACGAGGTTTTTGTTTTCAACTCGGTCAATCGCACTCTCGGTAAACTTCTTATCGACGAATTGAACCTCTTGTGTCTTCTTTGGTACCGCCACTGGTGCATCAACACCAATCAGGTTTTGGGTGTACGTCATGTAGCTATTCTTGCCATCAAACATATCTTGAAAGTTCGGCAAAAATATCTGGTTTGGTTGAGAGATGTATCGAGTACAGTCGTTGAAAATCTTATAGAAAACGTCAAAGTAGTGCGGATAATCCTGAAAATCAAGAATGTAGTATTGTGACTGTGGCGACTCATCTCGGTTTTTGCTCAGCTTGGTTTCTCGGTAGAGCATAGCAGCTGGTGAACGACCGTACTTGGCTTTCACGGTGTGGTAGTTGAACATACACTGAATCAACCGTGCAGGGTCATCATCAAGCGGATCGGTGTATGAGGTCACAAACTTGTGATCCTCAATAAAGAGTGAGCCTTTCGGGTACTCTCGACCACCATTTTCAGCTGATATAAACCGTTCTTTTTGCTTTGCTTCCCAGATAACATCGATAATAGCCTTTGCTGGCAACGGTAACTCATTACCCTCAGCATCGTGAATTATCTCGGTTATGCTCTCCTCAATACCTAGCACCTCTCGCTTGTTCCAGTCTGGTCGCTCGTCAAAGTAAAACTGTATAGCGGTAGTGTAGTCCTTGAGCATCTTTTCTCGTGAGCCAGTCTTTCCGTACTCAATAGTAGCGTCAGACTTAGACTCGATTGTTCGCAAACCCTCGGCAATCGCAGCATCAATCGGCATCCCTTTGAGGAATTGCTCGACTGCTTTATGACAGGCTTGCCCGACGACCGCAGATGGTGAGTACGTGTCATCGTAGATTTTAAGCACGTATCGTTTTGACCACGCCAGCTGGTTTCGCATCAACATCATCATTGATGAATACGACCAGTGGGCGATCAGAGGTGTGGCGATATTTTGTTGCTCCATAATAAGACAAAGTGAAATTAGTAATCCTCTCTACGTATTGTACCGCTTCTGTTTTTGTATGCAAGCGGTTGCATGTGACTATCTGTAATAATCTGGGATTTCTTCGCCAGTGAGTTTGAGAATCATCTGCATTGTGGCTACCATTTCAGGATTTCTCCATGCACTGATCACGTATGATCGAGGCTCTGTGTAGTGATAGTAATTTTGTCGGATGTGAAGTTCACAAGCAGCTTCTGTAAAAAAGACACCTGCTCTGTCGCTCACAACGTCCTCAATGTCGTAACAAACTTTTCTCCAGTCAGTGAGTTCGACTTCTTCAAGTGCGTTGTAGCCTGCATCCTCAAGCACCTTTATCAACTCAATGTCGTTCTCATCAACTTCGTCGGAACATAAATAGTCGTCGAGAGCATCGTATGTTTCTGACGAGATTTCACTAAGTGTGTCGCCATTAAAGTATTTAGTGTATTGACCACAATCATCTGGTTTGGGCACTTCTAGTTTTTCGACGACAACAAATAATGGAAACTGAGTGTGTCTATTACTTTGTGACCGCATGAGTTTGCTGGTCTCGTGTAAATCGTAGCTCATACCTATCCAACAGTCTCATCAAGAGGCTTCCGCTTGCTAAGAGTCCC